GGGAAACAGAGCGCTGAACCCATAGACGCAAACTTGGCCAAACGGAGTATTCCGTGACCAGGAACATCAGCTCTACGGGACCGTGTATCATCTATGGCGTCATGCAATGAACGCCAAGGGTGAAGCATAGCCCGAACGAGTTGATTAGAGACACGATCTGAAGCCTCACTAAGATCTAGTGTGGCAAGGGAACCATCAATGGATCCCTTTTGGGCCATGAACCGATTAGGCTCTTGATCCAAATCATCAATGAAGGGACTGAGATAATCACACTCAGAAACTTCATACCTCATTGCTTCGAGGAGTCCCTGCTGCATATATTGCATAACAGTAGGCTCGATAGCAATGACTCGTGGTGTCTTCAGCGTTTTAGGTACAGATATGACCCTAACGGGCCTTTCTGCACCAGGTTCGAGGAAGTTGACCTCCTGGAAGGATTGATACCAACCAGGATTTGGGAACATCATTTGACCAAAATCAAAAGATCGTTCCAACCGCTCCGTCCACTCGTTTTGCGAGTATTTGGAGTTAGAGCTAAGCTTTTCAGCCGTCGCTCCCGGTCCATGCTTTGGAGTAATTTCACCTTCATAGATCTTACGATCTAATTGGGTGAAAACCTCCGTATAAAGCATGCGGCTGACACTCTGAAATTCGCTAACTAGATCATAGTTAGACGTCCAGAGTGAATCAGCCAGTCGAACTTCCTGCTCACACTGCACGAACCCCGCAAAGGCAGCATCAACTCGCTCTTGCGAGCAAGGGATGTTTATCTTAGCAAACATCAGTGTAAACTGACGAATGCAAGATATTGCCTCAACTAGAGGTTCATGCAGAAGCCAACCAGTCTCGCGGTCGAAGATAAGATCAAGGAAACCTCCGAGAAATCTGGGGAGACCTCCGCTCTTCTTAAAACTTAAGAAGAGAGTGTGATCCACATAGCCCTGGTCAAGACTTTTTTGGAAGTCAGCACCAAAGCCAGGTAGGGTTATCGATAGAAATGATAACCCCTCTTCTTCGACACGAGCCATGACAGTTTTAAAGTCATGACTGGTGCTTACGTTACATCGATCCTCCATGTCTAGGAGGATCATCTGCGAGAATGCAATCAGGCTTTTCACCGCGGCTCCTTTCGGAGCTCTGTGGATCCTTAGCCCATGCAACCGATGAGGACTCCCGTCCTCCACCCCTATGGGTGTAGTCTGCTCCGAGGAGAAGAACTAAAATGAGATCAAGAAAGGAGGTTAATCCCTTCAGTCTCAGTTCTCTCCACCAAGGACCTTAGTGACATTAGAACCCGACGTATCGGTGAGCCACTTGGACAGGCCTGCAACAACGGCCTGCGCCTCCGCCACCGTATAACCAACCGTCGGAGTATCGATGACAACATAAGCTGTCATCGAATACTTCGTGTTAGCTGAGGTGAGCGGATCAGCAGCGATCTTACTATGCTCCAGACGAACCGTCCTCCGGTTACGCTTACCATAAAGGTTAACGACCTTGAGGGCGACAGTGCCATCAGCAGTGTTAAAAACACCACTGTTGACACCGGAGCTAGTCCGCGGAAGCGAATTAGCAGTTCCAGAGATAGTAACAGACTGTGGTTCGGTAAGCATGAGCAACATCCTTCGACTTATGGATATGAAATTATTATCCAGTTGTGGGGTGCGTGCAGATTGCCAACACCCAGTGTGCCATTACAGCACACGAGGAGCACGAGTTAAACCAAGTGCTCCAAGGATAGACCATTGGAAGGGCGAAAGCCCTGCAATGTCTACCCCAAAACCATAAGGGGTTGCCTTTCTCCGTTCTTTGGTTTCCCTAAAGAATGTAGAAGAGATCGGCCCTGTCTTGAAGTTACTGTTCTTAAACGTAACTCCAGGCAGATGTGTGAAGCGGTTAAATTCTCTTGTGTGACACATGAGATAACCATACTTCAACACTAGCCCGTCGGTCGCAAAGTCGTTGGTGAGGGACAGTAAACCGCCCACATCAACGGCCCAGTCAACCAACCATGACCATGGAGAAAGTTGCCAAAGGGTAGACGGATTCAATTCCGCACCAAGCAGTTTATCTGCTAGGGCCCCGTACCGTTCAAACTTGCCCCATAGATTATCATCTATAGGCAAGTGATACATGAACGCGCCAGAAAACCAAATGTCTCTCGACTTAACGGTTTCACGGCGAACCTCTCCGGAGTTGCTTACAAGCCATGATGGGTTATCCCCACCATAGATGTAAAGCGAATTACTCAAACGGCGAATATCACCTGATGTATCTGAGGTGCTCTCCGTTGGGTAATGAAACCTCCGTCGCACAACTCTACCCGAATCACGCTTGTACTGGGAAGCAGTCTTATTAAAATCGACTACAGCCTGGCACAATTTCTTGATGTCCGACACGAGGGGCGCCCATCCAAACTGCACATTGAGGTATTCAGATCCCAAGGATCTGAACCTCTCTGCACGGGTTTGGAGCATGGACGCACCAACAATGGCAGGAACATCTAGGAGAAGCTCTCCTATGAAAACAGCGAGATTCGCAGCACTCTTTGTAGGTTTAGTGGCATTCATCGCACGATTCCCGTAGCTCATAAGCTCCAGGGTCGATAGACGAGTTTCACTAGGATAATAACCATACAGCTGAGTAGTCGAACCGTTATTCAAGGGAATTAAAGGACCCTTACGGTACGTAGTATACCCAAAAGCATCTTTGTTGTGGTACTTCCAAGCCGGATGGCTGAAATGTACCGATGTTTTTGTAGTATAAAACTCATGCCCTGAATCAAAGCGTGGATTTGCCTGCGTAAACGCATTATACGTTACCGTAGAAAAATCTTCAACGTCATATTCAGTAAGAGCGCCGGGAGCCTCAAACTGAGTCCGATAGGACTCAGTCTTTTGGCTTGGACGCAACGAGGAAATATTATTTTCCAAGTTGTACAAGGAAGCAGTAGTGCCTGAAGAACTTTCCCGGATTTCGGAAAAGTCAGGCAGGCGCTTAAGCAACCTTGATTGAGTTTTAAAAGTGGACATGGTAATCCTTATGGAATTGTAAAAGCAACAGACCGACACCGCCTTTCACTGACGGGGCATCGAGTCCTAGAAGTGGATGAAGTGTCGGGTTT